ATATTGTTCTGCTTTTAACTTCGGTAAATTACCAACATCAATATAAAATATTCTTCGTTCAGGAGCTCTTGCTAATCTATAGATAACAAGTGCATCTTCAATCATCCGTAATTGATTCCACGGCTTAATTGCTTTAAATAGATAACCAATAATAATTTGTTTTACTTGGTCAACCAAACCAGAATGAACATAAGAAATAGCATCAGGTGCAACTTGAACAGAATTTTGTGTTGTCTGCCCTTGCATAAATCTACCAGTACCAAATTGGTCTGGTGTATAAAGATAGTACTCTATAATTTCCTCAACAGTTTCTATTTGGTTGTGACCACCTTTTGATTTTTTTACTTCTCGTATCTTTTCAATATTCAAAGGATCAATTGGAATTAATTCTTTAATTCCATCCTTTGGTCTTGTATCATCAATTACAATATGATGATACATTTTTGCATCAATATACCACTTCTTAAATAAATCTGCACCTGTAAGATTAAAATCTAACAGATCAAGAATTGTAGTAAACTCAGTATGTATCTTATCTTTAATACTGTCTGTATAATCTAATGATTCCAAGTCAAGAGCAACAGCTGGCACACCTTCTTCGTGAATCACAGCGTCATTAATAATATCTTCTATAGCCCCATCAACTTCATGGGAAAAAGACATATCACGATATTTTTGGACTAACTTTTTTTCGTCATGAGCATCTGAATCTGTATTGAGATAATGCCCAAGAATCCCACCTCCATCAATAATCTGTGTTGCTCCGTCAAGATTTTCTGGTGTTACAAAAGTTTTGCCCTTCTTCTCCTTCTTGGATTTTATTTCAAAACCAAATAACTCAAACGCCATAAAAATTTCCTTTTTAAAAAATCATAATAATAGGGGGTGAAAAATTCACCCCCTTGTTTATCGGTTGTTAACCACCAAATGTTCCACCAACTCCAATAGATACATTACCTAATTTTACTCGTCCTCGTACACCAAGTTCCCAACTAGAATCTCTTGAACCAGTAACATCAAAACCAACACCCGTATCTGAATGCCAGTTATTAACTGCAAATGTTACTGCATATTCTTCAACAGTATCGTTGGTATCCATACCAAGATCAATAGCTGCAATCTCAGTTGGATAGATATCTTCTACACGATATGTACGCAAGTTACCACCATTACGATCTAATTGAACAACAGTTGACTGTCCATAAATATTTGAATGAGTCAAAGTTGAAACATTAACTGCATGGTGTGTAATTCTTGCACTCCATTCTTCAAACGCTGCACGAATAGCAAATTGTGGATCATTAAGAACAGTTACAGTCCAATCAGCAAATGTTCTATCACCAGGAACTTTTAACTGTCTACCACGAAACGGTACATCAATATTACCAATAGTAGAAGCAGGAATTTGTGCTGCTTTACATAAGAACTCCATTTGTGGTATTCCAACTGCATGAGTAATGTTACAACGAAATAAATTCGGTCGTACACCACCTTTGAAAGACTGTTTAAAGTCATGTATGTTTGTTGCCATTTTATTACTCCTTTGTTTTTATAGTATTTATACGATTAACCACCGATTTCTGTAAAATTAACATCAGTTCGAGCGGCAATAAAGTTCAACTGGATGTAATTGATAGACCTTGTTGGCTTAACATAAATGTCACCAATAAAGTTATTATTATCAATAACTACACCAGTATTATTTGAACCGTCACATACTACTTTAAAATCAGTAATACCACGGCGTCCCTGTACTTCTCTCAAGAAAGGCTCGACCATATTCACAAATTGTGCTCTTGTAAATTCATCATTAAATTCAAACAACATAGATTTAGCTGCATTAGAAATTGCTTTTTCAAGAACAATAAACAATCTACGAACATTAATACGATCAAATGCAGTAGGTGTTGGTTGCATTGTTCTGTCACCCCAAAGAAGAACACCAGCACCAGTTTGTGTAACAAGAGGATTAACACCTGCTTTATACAAGGCATCACGATCAGCCTTAGTGGGTTCCCAAGAAAGCTTAACAATATTCTTGATTGCTCCACGATTCATTCCAGCAGGTGACCACCATGCATCATGTGTATAATCTAATCTCGCACAAAGACCAGCAATATCACCATTCATCGGAACATAGATAAATTTATCCTGATAACGGTCATATTGATATTTCCATTGGCTATCCATTACTCCATAACTATTACTTGCGTTTATAGCAGTTTTAGCAGTTATACATCCGGCAGCCTGACCTGTGGCATGTACAACTGTATCTTGTGGAGGAGAAACAAACGCCATGCAATCTTTTCTTCCCAATGCAGTATTAATACACTTTTGTGCTACACTAGTATCTGTGGGAGTTCCACCAGGTCCTCCAATCATCAAAGTAACATCCGAAGTTTCTGATGTATTAAAATAATCCCATCCTGCAATAAGTGGTGCCGCAGTCATAGCAGCCCCATCAGTCCCACCTGCTAAAGAACCACCAGGTACTGATTCAGCTGCAGTTGCACTATCAAAAGTTTGAAATGTTGCACCAGCTTTTGGTTGACCAGCTGCAGTACCTGCCGCAACTGATTTAACAGTCAATTCTGTAACATCACCTAGATATATATATTTTGATTGATTTTTTAAAACATCTCCTACATAATTACTAGAACCATCAATTCTTTTTGCATCTATTGCTTTACTTACATATCCCCATTTTTCTATAATCTCTCCTGGGACTCCAGTAAATAAACCATCTTCGTCATAAACAAGAATATGCATCTCATCTTGTGAGCCACCAGCAGCTGCAACATCAGCAGATGTAAGAGGTGCTGATTCAAAGTTTGCAAGAAAATCTGCATTAACTGTAGCATCTGCATAACCATTAGAATCTATTGCTAATGCTTTTAAACTATTCCCTCTTGCTCCGGGATACTTTGCAAGAAATAAAGAGTCGCCAGCAGCTAAAGTCGCTGCTAAACTATCATAATGATCTGAATTATCCACAGCAGTTGCTGTACCTGCATCACCATCACCAACAGCAGCATTGAGATATCCTGTACCTTTTACACCTACAACCTGTAAATTGTTTGAGTAAGCAAGAAAATTTGCAGCTGACCAAAAATGTGTAGCAGTTGATGTAGTTGGTTTACCGAAAATTTCAACTAAATCATTTTCGGTTGTGATTGTTGTTCGATATGATATAGGTCCCCATGGGAATGTTCCCACAAAGGCACCAATGTTACTTGATACATTCGGAACAACTGTCGTTAAATCTTTTTCTGAAAAATTAATTCCGGGTGATACTTGAAAAGCCATTTGATTTCTCCTTTACATTCTTAATATTGATATAGATTTTTAATAGTTATCTGTATGTGCTTTTTCCCATTTCGTGCCATCGGGCATTGCTTCATACTCGTCATCCAATCCATCATCAATAATACCAAAAGGAATTGTCATATCTTCTATTGAATCCATTTTAGTCTGATATAACTTTTCTCTAATATTCAAATTACTTAATTCTTTAAAATATTGTTGATCTACCATCCAACCAAATAAAACCAATGTTGTAACCAAATCATCATTTGAACCTTCTTCAGCTCCAAATGTATCACCAACAGTTACGAATGTTGTCAGCTCAGAAATAATATCATAATCAGGGATGAATAATTTATCTTCTTCAATTAAACTTTTTAAATTAGAACAGCCTAGTTTTTTAACATTTTTGGTTGTTCTTACTCCATATGATATATCTTTTTTGTGTCCACTTGATAATTGTTGACCGTGCCTACCATACCATGCTACAGTAAGTAAATTCTCATACTCTAAATCATGGTGTAAAACATCAGCTACTTGAGCTCCGATGTCGTTACTTTCTACTAAAACATAAGCATCGTTATACTTCTTTCCAATATTATTTATAATATTTGGAAAGAGTAGAGGTGCAATCTGATTATCACGATACTTTGCTACAATTTGATATGGAACTGCTGTCGTATCAAATACACAAAAAGTAGAATAATCTAATCCCTGACCTCGAGCTGTATCAACTGTAATAGCATAAGTATGATTCATCTCTGGTTCTTCAAAAACATCCAGATTATCTTTTGACCATACAGGTGAACTGTATGATAACTCTTGCAACTTCTCATACGATATGAGAGTATTGGAAGAACCCAGAAAATCTGCTTCATACTCTTGACGAAAAGCTTCTTCACCAATATCAGAGATAATCTTCTTACGCCATTCTTGATCTCGTTCTGGAATACTAGTCCAATGAATCTTGAATGTCTTGAACTGATTGTTTCCTTCTACAGCATCATTCCAAAACTTATAAAACAAGTTATAACCATTGGGTGTCGATACCATAATAATCTTGGTATCTTTACCAGATGAAATCGTAGGATAAACTGATTTAATAAATGCATCTGCAATCGTTCTCTGTACAAATGCAAACTCATCCAAGAACAATAATGAAAAACT